TTTGGGTCCCCTTCGCATGGCCGGGCCTGAGGTCCTCGGAGAACGTTTCTAGGCGACGTGGGGATAGGTATAGCCCCACGTGTTCACGCTTGTCCCTCACTTTGTCCTTGACATTCATCTCAAACTACGGTATCCATAAAATGAGATGGACCCACGAATTGTAAAATGCGCTCGATGCGGCGGGAAATGGACTACGCGACGCGAGCGGCCGGTACGATGCGGTGTGTGCAGGAGTCCGTACTGGGACAAGGAGGCGCGCGATGTAAAAACAGACGGACAAGCGAAGCGCGTGACAGGCGCGGAGTCAGCACGGCCTATCTCTCCGGTCCCACAAATAGGCCATTTGGAGTGCGGACACGATCAACAGCCGGGGATGCCCGGGAAGTGCCAGAAGTGGGGATGCCAAAATTACGCTTTTGCGAGGTAAAAAATGCCAAAAGGTGAAATCGGCGAGTTTCGCGGACCGACCCGAGAGTACAAGCCCATGGAAAAACACACAGCAGACTCCAAGTGGCAATTTTGCAACTGCAAGAGCTGTCAGGATAAAAGGTACTTTCTTGATTCCTTGCCTGGGCCAAAGATCGATTTTGCGACATTTCGTCATCGAGACGAGAAGTACTAGGAGGATTCCATGTTCTGGCTAGCCGAGCAGGTAGCTGGTGTAGTTGTCGTTATCGCGGCGCTGACGTTGACTTGGCGCGTTTTTTGCTGGATAGTTTGTGGCGTCGGAGATTTCCTGGATAACTCTTCGTCCGCGACGAAGAAGCGGAACCACTCTTGAGAAACAGCGATGTGTTCATTGCCGAGCGCAAGAAGAAGGTGATTCAGGCATTTTGCGCTCCGGGACCGGCGCAGCACAAAGTCGATAAAGCGGCCATGGAAGCGGCATCCAACGAAAAGGAGCTGCGGGAAGTCTTCGCCCAACTCTGCAAAAAGCCGTTTGCGGCGAGTCTTGAGATTTTCGATGTCAACAAGCCGTTTCTAGCGGCTACCTGCAGGGAACTGCTGAAGAACTCGAAATGCAAGCCTGCCGAGAAAATCATGCTGGTGAAGCTGCTGCTCAAGACCATGGGCGAAGCGACGGAGGAACAGTCCACCATCGTCAACGTGAATACGCCGAAGGCCCTCGTGCTCGTGGGCGCGCGCGCGAAGCAAGTCAATGCCATGCTCGACCCCACTCCCGCATTTCCGGAGATCCCCGATGCAACGCAGGCAATTCCTGAAGATCCTTCCGCTTAGCGCCATTGCGCCGAAGATCATCAAAGACGGCGTGTTGTCGCTTGAGTTGCCCAAGGGCCATTACGTCATTCTGGCGGATGTAACCCAGGTAGACATTCAGGAACTCTGCGAAACTCCAGGAATTCTTCCGCCAGGCTCGACTGGTGGCTGTATCATCCCCGTTCACGGCAATCCCGACGAACACATCAAATTCTATTGTCTCAAGGAATCCGATGCATGAAACAGAAACCGCAATCTACATGACTCCAGATGAAGTCGGCGCGGAGTTATCGTCAGGGCCTCTTCGTTTAGTCGAAGGGCTAATAGAATCCCACCCGGCGGAAGCCATCGGCAAAATACGCGGCAAATTTGTTTTCCTTCAAGAATCAAAGGAATCCGATGCAGTTCAGCCATGACAGCCTCAGAAGCTATTTGAGGAAGTTACACCTCGCGCCCGGCGACTGCCTGATCGTCTCGAACGAAACCATCCTGAAGCAACTGCAGCGCATGCCCGCCATGGATTTCCACGTTCCGGTGATCTTCGCTCCCGGCGGCCAAGGGCTGGCTACCGCCACGCGCGCCGAAGTCCTTGAAATCCTCGAACGCATCGACGAGGCCGAAGCCCTCGCGCAAGGTATTACATGAGAGGCAGGAAAGCCCTCGAACGTTTCCAAGAACAGTCCAGCAAGGTTTGCCGCTTCGAATTCGCCAACGCCCAGCAGGAAGATTACGTTCTCTCGACGTGCAGGGAGACGCTGGCCGACGGCGGGGTGGGATCTTCCAAAACTTTTGGCGGCATCATGCGCCTGCTGATTCTCGCGGAACGCTACCCGCGCTCGCGCTGGTTCGTGGCCCGGCAGACCTACAAGGACCTCACGCAGACGACCAGAAAGACTTTCGAACGCATATGTCCTCCCGGATGGATCAAGCGCGACGTGCTATCTGAAATGACTTTGTTCAACGGCGCGGAAATCGTGTGGGCGCATCTCGACGAGTACGACATCAAGACGCTCATGGGCCTAGAAATCAACGGAGCGTTCCTCGATCAGGTCGAAGAGATTCATCCGGAAATGTACGACATGCTGGACTCAAGAATCGGCCGGTGGTACATCCCCGACTGGCCGGCGGTCTGCCCCAGCTACATCTGGTCCACTTCCAACCCCAACGGCAAGGACTGGGTATACTTCCGCTTCCATCCCGACTGCAACCCCCCGCCTTACAGGAAATACATCTTCATGCCTACGGACATCAACAGGGAAGTCCTCGACAAGTACCATCCAGGTTATTACGAGAACCTCATGCGCAAATCTCCCAGTTGGCGCAAGCGCTGGGTGGAAGCCAGCCGAGACATCTGGGAAGGGCAGATCTTCTCTGAATTCAAAAAGCCCCTGCATACCTACAATCCGCGGACGTTCAACCCGTTCCAGAAATTCGGCCAGGGAGTCGCCTGGGGGTTCATGGATTACGGACTCACGAAACCTACGACGCTCCTGCTGACTTACTCGACGCTGGAGCATCTGTTCGTCACCGCCGAATACGGCGACGCCAACAAATCCATCAAGGAGCATGCCGGAGAAATTAAATTACTCATGGGTAAAAATCCCGTTCATGTCCGCGGCATCTTCGCCGATCCCAGCATGTTCTTCGAATCCAACCGCGACAGGAAGGTAGCGACCACTTCGCTCGCCGCGGAATACCGCCAGCACGGCGTGTACTTGCTGAAGGCCGACAACAACGAGGAAGCGTCCCTAGAAATCATCCATGAAATGCTGAATGTCGATATGGGGAAAACCCATCCCGTCACGGGCCAGCCCGGAGCGCCGCTCTTGCTCATCAACGAAGAATGCGTGAATCTCATCAAGGAAATCGAGATGCAACGCTGGCAGGAGGAAAGAAATCCGCTCACCGGAGAAAAAGAGTTCGTGGGCACGCGCAACGACAGGGTGCAGGACGATTACTTCGACGACCTGCGCTACTACGCCAACTCGAAAATCCATCAAGTCACGATCAAGCGCCCGCAGATGAACATGCCCGGCTACGGCTGGAACAAGCAGAGAAAGATGCCCGCCTATGCCGCGCGATAACCGGCCCATGTGGTGCACGCGCTGCAATAAAATTACCTTGCATCGCGTTGCCAGATGGAAGGAGATTCAGGTAATGTTTTGCCTGGACTGCTCCGCTCCGGAGGGCCAATGCCCTGTGTGCCTCGGAAAGATAAAGCCGCAAGCGAAGACGAAAAATTTTGGCCGGTAGTGCTGGCCACTGTGCCGCCGCGCGTGATGACTAGGGAAGAGGCTTACCGGAAAGTGCCGCACGCGAAAATGCTGCACATAGAAGCAACGCACCCAAGAAGCGAAGATGGACCACCAGCCAAGAGTCACCATGCTCGATGAAATGCTCGAAGCCGTCCGAGGCCTTTCCGGCGATTACGCCGAATGCGGTGTGTGGCGCGGCGAAGTGGCCGAATACATCTACCAGCGCATGGCGGGCGGAGCAAGACTGTGGCTGTTCGATTCCTTCCTCGGGCATCCAGAGCCAAGCGAATTCGACGATGCCGTGGCGCATCCGAAAGGCCGCTACGCCGATACCAGCATGGAAATGGTGCGCGCTCGCTGCCCTCTCGCCATCATCGTTCCCGGATTCATGCCCGGCTCGCTCTACGTCGCCGCGGAGACAATGTTCCGCTTCGTGCGCGTGGATGTTGACCACTACGCCGCTACCAAGGGCGTGATAGAGTTCTTCCGTGACAAGATGGTTCCCGGCGGGATCATGGAATTCGACGACTACCAGCATAGCGAATGCCCCGGAGCCACGAAAGCCATCGATGAAGTGATCGGCGCGGCCAACATCAGGATGCCCGCCCACTGGGTAAACAGTGCCTAACGACATCGCCAGCCCGACCGATGTGATGCCTGCCAGCCTCTCGCAGGAAAGAAACTCCACGGCCCCCGACACCGCCCAGAAATCCAAGAGCACCACGGACCTGCGCGAATCCGACATCGTTAGCCAGATCCTGCGCTATCGCGAGGAAGCCTGGCACCGCGATTACGTTCTACGCGACAAGTGGCTGCAATGCTACCAGCAGATGCGCGGCCATCAGGACTTCACCGACAAGGCTCCCTGGCAATCCCGCTTGGTATTCTCGAAGTCCCACGCCGCCGTAAAACAGTTCGTCGCCAATATCTTCAAGCTGCTGCATTCCTCGGAACAGTGGATTTCCGTAGAGCCCGGCGAAGCCAATCCCAATCTCAAAAAATATGCTCCTCTCGTTGAAAAGAGCGTGCTGCGCTTGACCGACACCGCGGAATGCCGCCTGGCTATGCGGGATTGCCTGGAATTCGGCGGCGCCATCGGCGTGATGGCATTGCGCATCGACTGGGCTTACGGCGAAAAAAACGAAGTATCGACTTACAGTTTAGCCAGGGACGGCAGTTCCGCTCCGAGCGGCGGCGCGGCAGAGCAGAAAATCGGACAGAAGCAGCGCAAGGAAGGCTACATCAAGTTCAGTTCCGTTGATCCATTCCATCTGTGGTGGGGCCCGCGCACCAAGGGCGGGCGGGACTTCGACTGGATCATGGAGGAATCCTACGCCGACATCGCCTCGCTGAAGGACCAGGGCACGTTCGACAACCTCGACAAGATCTACGGCGACACTCCCGACCAGTCGGCCATCACTCGCAGCTACGAGCAGCAGCGCAAGGACAAACGCATCGCCCCTGAAACTACCAGGAAGCAGATCCACTTGCTTGAATACTGGGGCGATCTGGTGGACATGCGCACCAATACCGTGGCCATGAAGAACAGGCACATCATCATCGCCAACCGCTCGACGATCATCAAGAACGAGGAAAATCCCTACTGGGACAGGAAAGCGCCGTACATCCTTTCTTCGCCGCTGATCGTTGCGGGACGCTTCCCCGGCCAGGGAATACTCGAAATCAATCTTCCCATGCTGAACGAAATCAACAAAGTCGCGCAGCAGATGGCCGACCACATGAGTTTCAGCGTGGTTCCCATGATGGAAGTGGAAGCCACGGCCCTGGAGAATCCCGACGGCGACGTGCAGACTGGCATCCAGCCGGGGAAAGTCTTCTATCGAAGGTCAGGCGCGGGCATGCAGGCGGTCACCGGGATTCAGATGCCGCAACTATCGAATGCCAGCTTCAACTTCCAGCTGGCTCTCGACAAGGAAGTGCAGCGCGGCACGTTCATCACGGAGATTGCCCAGGGACTCACGGACGCGAAAGGCGAAACCACCGCGACGGAAGTCAACGTCACCAGCCAGTATGCCAGCGTGCTCATCGGTGACATCTCGCAGCACGTCGAGGATATGTTTCTGTCTCCGCTCGCCGAATGCGTGTGGAGCCGCGCGTTCCAGTTCCTGGATTCCACCAGCAAGCCCACCTGGACAGAACTGATCGGCCCGGAAATCGGCCAGATACTCGACACCATGCCGCGCAGCTCAAGAGTCGAAATCAGCCAGGGCCGCTACACGTTCAAAGCTCATGGACTATCGCGCGCTCTACAGCGCCAGCAAAACGTGCAGCGTTACGAGATGTTCCTGCAAGCCATCGGGCAGGCCGCGCCGCAGCTGATGCCGCTGATCAACATGCCCATGTTCCTGCTAAGAGTGTTCGAAGGGAGCCACTTCCCCGATCCGGAAGAGTTGCTGGCTCCGAATATCAAGGAAATGTTCGAGAAGATGCAAACAGGGCTGCTCGCTCAGCAGAACCCGGTTGAAACGGAAGCTGCCAGAGCCGACTCGCGCGTGAAAACTATCGGCGCGCAAGGCGATCAGAATGCCATCATCGAACTCATCAAAGCCGGGTTGGCGCATCAGCAACCTCCAGCAGCGTAGCTCAATCCATGCCTTTTATTGTGGCAGTCCAGACAAAGGGGAACAACATCTACCAGTGGCATCTCTCTTCCAAGGTTTACATAGGTCTCATGATGGCATTCCATGTCTCGGCCGTAATTTTTGAGATGGTCCGCTCTGGACATAAAGCAATCAACGCAATGGTCTTCGACATCAAAAACCGTTTCTCTGAATTCTTTCCATGCTTTCGATTGCAAATAGCCGTAATAATCTGGTCTACTTTTCATGTCTGAAGTTTCTCCTTTGTTGTCCAGCGCGCGGAAGACCATGAATCTTCCGCGCGCTTTTTATTACCAAGAGAATCCTAAAACAGGATTTTCTAGTTCAATCGTATGGCTAAATTTTCTGCTCATAGAACTACGCAGATCTATACATATGGGTACAAGCCCATACAGTCCTATGCGTGTACTTTTTTGTTTTTCCCCCTTGACAATGATTTAGTAAGAATCGAAAAGAGAACAAGAAATGCCAGAACACGTTCTACGCTGGATCAGGTAAACGACAGCTTAGGCGGGTTGGCGCATCAGTCACCGCCCGCGGCATGAATTTAATTGACGCGAAGCGGCTTTAGGTATTCAATTCGAAGCGAGGTGTTTTATGCCAGAGCCAAGTTCTGACAGCGTTGCGGTAACAGCGGGAGTGACTAGCGGGAACGGCGCGAAGTCGGAGCCCGCTCGCGTGAATATGGACATGAGAGGGCCAGCGCGTTCTTCCTCCGACCAGTTGAACGACAAGCTCGGCGGGTTCGATCCGCCCGCAGCGGAAATCATCGGCACGCCCTTCGGCCAGAAAAAGACCGGAGACCCGACCGGCGAAACGAAAGGCTGACCGTGCCTGAACCAGACAGCGATAAGTTCAGAGCCACCCCGGAACTCACTACCGGACTAGCCAAACCCCCTTACCCTGTCCGCAAGTTTGTGTATGCCACGGAAGACGAGGCGTATCAGTTCCGCAAGCCAAACGTTGCCTACGACAATGGCTCCGCTCCGCATGACTTGCCTGACGGATTGCAGACCGACGGCACTCAGCCACGATATTTCGGAGATGTTAAAGAGGCCAAAGAATGAGCGAAGAATGGGGCCGCGAAGCACCGCAGCTAAAAACCTGCAAGTGGGAAGAATTCGCCAAAGACCCCGGCTACAAGATCGATTCCGATTCACCCATGCCCATGCGGCATAACCCGTCCTCCAGCGAAAAGCAGAGAAAATTCATGGGCGCTGATTTGGCGCGCAAGCGGGCAGGCAAAAAGACCAAAACCGGCATGAACGAAGGGCAGCTGGAAGATTATGCCTCGAAATAGGAGTGGCCAATGACTCCCGACGACAAGCCCGATCCGTTCCAGGACAAGACCGGCAGGAAGCCTCCCTACACCATCCCGAACGATGCCGACGCCGACGGGCAAGTTTTCTCCGACATCGAGATGCCTGGCCCGGCGAAGAACGAGACACGTTATCGCTACAGCCCGGAGATGGACCGCTCGGTGATGGAGGAAAGCTACCACTACCACGAACCGGGCGACTCACCCGTGTTCATCGATTTTGGAGCCATAACGCTTGAAAAAGGCGGGAAAGTCTATCCCGATGCCGTGGGGACAGGCGAAGGCGAGGCTACTCCTTATTCCGCCCAGCGCGGCGAGATGCCCGAAGGCGAAGGCGGCAAGATGCTCAGCAAGGCCACGGGAGGCTTCGTGCAGGCGGCCAAGCCGGTAAAGAGCGACGTGCCAGCGAACCGCTGATGCTCCCTGAATGGGCCAGAAAGGCTTTTGGAGGGCAGTCCGACGACGCTCTCAGCCGCATGGCGGAGCGCGAATCGGCCCGGCGGGAAGTCGAGAACACCCGCTGGTACAGGATGGTCGGGGAGCGGCTGGAGCAGGAACTGGCCTGGACGCAGGCAGAACTGAGAAGAGTCAGCGTCTTCCATTTCGAGCGCTTGCAAGCCTATGCCGACGCTCTCGAAGTCGTGACCGCTTTCGTGAAGGTCACTGAGAAAAACGGCAACATGGCTTCTGAACTGTTGAGCGAGCGCGTGGCCAAGAACAAGCGCAAGACCGTGGACGAGCACATGGAGGAAATCTTGGGAGTGAATGAGTAATGGCGACACCGGCAGCCCCACTGACTGAGCCTAAGTCAAAGTTCAGTTTCGCTGGTGATGGCAAAGACCCGCTCGGCGACGTCCTCAAGGACCCCAACCGCCAAGCCATTTCCGGCGATACCGGAAAGTTCTTCGAGCCAGTGGCCGAAGCACCCATTGAAACTCCCGCTGAAAAGCCTCCCGAAGCCGTTCCCGCACCGGCACCCGCAACCGAGACTTCCACGGCCGCACCCGCCCCGGTAGTTTCCACTTCGACGGCCCCGCCGCCTTCAGACGCTAAACTTTATGCCGGGAAGTTCAAGAGCGTCGAGGATTTAGAAAAGAGCTACGAGGAAATCCAGAAGTCTTTCACCGTCAAGGCACAAGAAGCGGCCACGGCCAGGAAAGCCCTGGAAGAGCGCGAACGGGCCGCTCCGAAGACTCCCGAAGAGACGGAAACCGAACGGCTGGCCAGGATCAACCTGATGCTGGCCGACCCGGACAAGTATTTCGCGGAACAAGCGCGCAAAGCCAACGAAGCTGTTCTGGCGGAAAACAAGTCCATGCGCGAAGTAGCCGCAAAAGTAGAGGCCTGGCGGGAAGTAAACAAAGACGTCGCGCCCTACGAAGACTATATTGGCGTGGTGATGCATCGGCTTACCACTTCCGACCCCAAGCTCGATCCGCTGGCGGCGCTCGATCAGGCCACAACCGCGGTGCGCGCAGAAGTTGGGAAAATCAGGGAAGCAGGCAGGCTCGAAGCACTCTCCATCCAGTCGGGAGCGACGACCCCGGCTGCAGCAAAAGTCATAGTCCCTCCGCCTACGGAACACCCTTCACCGGCTCCGATGTCGGATCAGGATGCATACCAAGCGCACATGGCCGAACTAAATAGCAATGCTGCGCGCGTCCGCCGCCAAGTGCGGTAGCTGATCTAAGGCGGTGCTATAGCCAAGCGCTGTAGCTGCGTC